TAATGTATCTACTGATGGATTCATAAGTGACGCTTATTAGGTTGCACTATAGGAGAGGGGAGCTAAACAAGGACACACTAAGATAACACTAAGACCAAGGAAGACCAAGAAAGATTAAAAGAAGACTGCTGCCTACCAGAAAAAAAATTAGTTCCAAAAATTTCAAGGGGTTATGCGTATATATGTGTACAAAATTACCCCTGGTCAATCATAGTTTTTACAGAAAATAAGGACTATATATAAGAAAACTATTGATATAACTAAGATTTTATAATATATATAATATTATTTATAGGGTTTCTTAGTATTTTGTCCTGGTTTAACTTACCAGGGCTTTATCTTTGTTTATGATCGGTGCAGGGGTCTATTGTTACATAATGTAAACAATAAATATACTTAATGATACTAAGGGGTTGTGGGAAAGCTTCTATTAAAGCCTTGCGGTTGGTAACAATATATGTAATGATGTCTAGTAATCGGACTTAAACCGATCCGACCAAATCAAACCAGGAACCACCAAATGATTAAAACAAAAACTTTCAAAGAGAATCTAGAGACTCTTTATAATTCACTAGAGAGAAAGGAAAGAGAACTTAATAAAGTTTCTAATCAATCTTACTATTGTCTTAAAGAGAATCTAGAGAATAAAGAAGAAATTCAAAGATTTATTGAATTACTACATAATGAAGAATCTCCTAATGATTGGAGGTATGACATTATCCACTCTTTATTAGATAGTCTCTTAAATAATTATGACGTTAACAATGAAGATGAAGCCTATGAACACATAGATATTATTTCTGATTCTTTGGTTAATGTTTATAATTACGGATTAGCTAAATGGCTATGTGAAGACGTATCTAGAGGTTACTTTGATCAATCATTAGATAATGCAGAATTTATTAATGATGATACAAGTATCTACGCAATAATTATGAAGAGACAGTATGAAGAAATTTATACGATGGCTACAAGAATAGTTGATTATTGTTCTTAGATTCTCTCTTATAGGCTCTTAGGAGCCTGTAAAAGGGATTCAAAAAAGAATCTCTTATAAACTCTAACTTAGAACCACATGAACACATTAAAAGAATTTCTAGATTATGTCTGGTCTTTTTATGGTACTGATGATCCAGTATATCCAATAAAAGATTTAAAATACTCTGATTTGGATAAGGCCTGGAATATTTACAAAGCCAGGCTACTAAAGGCAGAGCAACAGGGCGGTAAAATTACAGACCGCTTCGGTGTTAACAGACCTTATAGCTGGGGCGAGGGCGATTCAATAGATCGTGAACGCATGAGAGATATACTTCTCGATGATCTTAATTTTAAGATGGAAGAAGACAAACCCGAAACACAGGAGGGCAAGTTCTTGCCTAACTTTCACGACTAAATAAAAGAGTCAACCCTAATAAACTTACCTTTGGGCGTTGACTTTTCTTTTTACCTTTGGCATTATCATATATAGGTATGCCAAAACCAATAACCAAAACAACAGGAGCCACAAGCCATTGAAAAGAAAAAAGTATCAGACTCTATGGGAATTAGAGTCTATTTATTACCGAGTTTGTAGATTGCAAGGGTGCAAACCTAGCTTAATTGAACAACTGCCGAGAGTAGATAACGGAATGATTAATACATTAGAGTCTATTTCTTTACTCAAAAAAGAAATAGTTAGAATTGTTTGCGACATTTAATTATGAATTTTATGGAAGAGATCAACAAAGAAACTCAGGCAATGCTGAAACAGATCAGCATACGAAAAGCTGAGAAGAAAGCTGTAGCTCTTAAGCGTATAGCTGAATTGAAAACCCTTATTAAATTATGGGAAGAAGATTTATGAAGTGTACTAAATGCGAAAGCCTGGACATAAAGGTAAGGGAAACTAAGCATAGAAAAGCTGAACAGACAAAAGGCTTTAGAAATAAAAGCGACACACCTTATGTCTATAGACGTAGGGTTTGTCTTTCTTGTGGACATAAGTTTTCTACAAGAGAATATACAATCCCTGATCTTATTGCCTTTGGCAAACAAGGTTATCTTAAAATGATAGATGACCTGACACCTAACTAACCTTACAGAGAACCACTATGAAAACAACTTACGAAAAAAATTGTGAGTATTATACAAAAGCTTTAGTGCTTGCTGTTACTGCACCAACAGAACAATATAGCAAAGAGTGTGCTGAAATGGCTGAAAGTATAGGCTCAAATCTATCTGAAAAAGATAGAAAAAAATATAAGATAGCTGCTGAATTAGCTATTGAAATAATTAAAACAAAACAATTTCTAAAGAACCACTAATGAAAACTAAAGTACCGACCTTATCGGAAGCTGCAAGGCTTGTGTATAAGAGAACCTACAACGGCACAGACTCAGCACAAAACTTCTTGATAGCCATGAGACACAACATCAAAGCTATTGGAGACTTGCCTGTAAATAAAATAACTACACCTGTAGTTAATAAGATGATGGATTATTTAAGGGATGAACTGAAGAATAGTAAAGCGGTCATCAATACTAAACGAGGGTATCTAAAAATTGTATTGGAACACATGGTCTATGATGGTCACATTAAAGAAGAGATCAAGCTACCCAAAAGACATAGAGTGAAAGGACATAAGGTTCATTACCTGACCAAAGATATGGAAGATGATCTCTTAACCTGGTTGCTTGACTATGACGAGAGAGCCTTTCATATAGTGCAAGCATTAATTGATCTTGGTTGCAGAGTTAACGAGCTACTAAACTTAGAGAGAAGATTTGTTGATATGCCTAACAATCAAATAAATTTTAATGAAAGAAAGAATGACAAAGCTGTAGCTGTACCTATGACAGATAGAGTACAAGAAGTTTTAGATCCTTATTATAAATCTTGTAATGATACAGATAAATTATTTGATGTTGATTACACATGGCTTAATGCTGTATGGCAGAAGGCTAGAAAAGAATTAGGTTATGCCAAAGAAAAATATTATACCTTGCACCTATGCCGACATACTTGTGGTAGTAGGCTTGCTCAAAGAGGAGTGCCATTATTATTAATTAAGGATTGGCTAGGGCATGAGGACATACAGACAACCATGATCTATGCTCACTTAGCACCAAAGGCTTTGCACTCTGTAGTGGAGGTGTTGAACTGATGAAAATAGATTTATCTGAAAGAGAATGGAGACACATTAAGATAGGTTTACTTCATTCAATATCTAATGTTGATAAATGTTCTAAATGTGAATTTAAAGATAATCCTTTAATAAAACAACTTTTAAAACTACATGACAAAATAGATAAGGAATGTGACAGAACCAAGTAAGAAACAACTAGAGCTAGAGCAAAGTATCTGTAGCATCTCAGCCTATAACAAGATCAGTAAACAAAACAGAAACATTGAGAAGGGCAGGGAGTCAGAGAACTACTATGCTCGCAACATGATTGAAGCTGGTCTCGAACAACTAAGCAAAGAACTACAGAAACATATATGGGAGTCTCTCTCTGGCAAGGTAGGAGTCAAGGCTATATCTGCCTTGTTCCTATCTCAGTTTCCTGATCTAGATGTAGTATCTTTTATTGCTTTCAAAGTAATAATAGATAGCACTTCACAATCTAAAACAACAACATCAACTGCACTAAAGATAGGGCAAATGTTAGAGGATGAACTGAGGTTTACTAAGTTCGAGGAGGTAGACCCGAAGCACTTTAAAAATATTATTAAACATACAAGTGATACAAGACACGAAAGATATAAAAGAAATCTTATGGTCTATCACATGAACCAGAAGGGGCATGAGTTTGAACCTTGGACCAGGGCTAATAAACTTAGGATTGGGCTAAAACTTATTGAGTTAACCATGACAAAGATAGGCATGGTCAAGATAATAAATAAAAGGATCAAGAATACTACTGTCTCACATATTATTTTTACTGAAGTCTTTATGGAGTACATAAGGAAGGGAAGATCTAATCGTATTGCTGCCTACCCACTACTACAACCATGCTTCGATATGCCTAGACCTTGGACTTCTATTAATGATGGTGGTTACTACACCGAGAGACTACAGACCAGGGCAATCAAGACGACTGATCGAGATTCGATAAAGAGATTACAAGAAGAAAACTTATCAACAAGTCTGAAAGCGTTAACTCTGGCGAGTCAAACTGCTTG